GTAGGATCTACACTATGAAAACGACTGACAAGTATTCCCGAGCTGATCTACTCGAGGCCCTTCGCAACAACAAGGTTGTTGTGACCTTCACGAAGGTCGATGGTACCGTGCGTGACCTGTATTGCACGCTGAAGAACGACTTGATCCCGGCCGACAAGGCTCCGAAGAACGAGAAGTCGATCAAGGAGAATGACTCTGTCATCCGAGTCTTCGGCCTCGACCAGTCCAATGGCTGGCGTTCGTTCCGCGTGGCTTCTGTCACCGGAATGGTGATCATTAACGACTAATCCAATGGCTGTCGAAGACATCCTCAAGAACTCGAAGAAGCGAGAGAAGAAGGCGCGCAAGCACCTACATGGAGTACATGCAACCGATGAACGTTACACCGGCTCTGAACCGGTCTGGGATGGCTGGCAATCCTGGTCCACTGAGAAGTTCAAGAATGAGCGCAATCGCGCGTTCAACTTCTACAACTACTATCTCTCAGCTAAAGACTCTAAGCCTAAGGTCCTTGAGTGGATGGAGGCAGACGGGTACTCAAAGCAAGACATCTCGGCCGTACGTCGTGCGCCGGATTACTTGCCAGGGATGACCGTCGGTACTCTCTGCATCTCAATGCTGAGGGGAATGCCATCACGCCATCCTGAGATGGACTATGCTCCCGATGACATCTTCGTCCGCAATGCTATCGAGAAGACCATCGAGGAAGGCAAGCGTACTGCCGATCCTACCGAGGTAGCCAAAGAACCGGCCGTCTCGCCTATGGTCTTCCTGAAGGACAAGGTCAACCGTACGATCATCATGGAGCTTGATATCCTTCTTGACCGGTGGTCCATGGACAACGAGGCCAGTCCGATCGATATCTATGCCAGGATGCAGGAGTACAAGCTACCGGCCGCGGCATGTTCTCTCGTAGAACGATGGCTGAGTCGTTATCGTGACGAGGCTGCAGCAGCCGCCGACAAGTCGGATCCTTATCTGGTCGAGTGCTATCGCTTCATGACGGCAGCTCAGCTGAAGAAGCGGATCGCTGCCTTTGATTCGATGCTGGCCGATCTAGATCGCTTTCGGCATGCCGCCAAGGCGACTCGTGCTCCTCGTGAGAAGAAGCCGGTCTCTGCCACCAAGCAGATCGCATCCCTCAAGTACTGCAAGGAGAATACCGAGTTCAAGATCGCCTCGATCAACCCTGTGCGAATCGTCGGTGCCTATCGACTGCTGGCCTTCAATACGAAGTACCGGATGCTGATTGATTATGTGGCACAGAACGAGAAGGGGCTATCCATCAAGGGTACTACCTTGCAGAATGTCGATGAACTAAGCACTCGTGCGATCCGTCTGCGCAAACCTGACGAGTTCCTACCGATCGTGTTAAATAACACACCTAAGCAAATTGAGAAAGCCTGGTCAAACCTAACAACAAAAGAAAGCAAACCGAAGCCTAGGATCAACGCCGAAGTGGTGCTGCTTCGAGTATTCGAAACCCGTTCATGACATGACACTACTTCCAAACCTCTTGACGAGTGCCACTCTGGCCCATCTGGTCGAGAATCTAGTCAAGAACGAAAAGCTGACGTACATCGAGGCTATCATCCACATCTGCGACGAGCGCGGGATCGATCCTGCCGATGTTGCGCGTCTCGTGACTCCTGCAATCAAAGCCAAGCTTGAGTCCGAGGGCATGGCATCTAACCTACTTCCTAAAACCAACAACCTGAATTCATTCCTATGAGCACTGAAAACGCCGCTTCAGAACAGTCTGGCAATCTATCGGTTAACGCTGACCAAACTATCGAGGTTAAACCTGCGCCTGCACCGAGGCGTGTTGTTCGTCTAAAGCGCGGTCGTCATCCAGCTCCAACCCCGGGTGCCTTTGGTGGCAAGCGCAAGGACAATGGGATTAACTACCGTACCAGCAGCTTGATCCGGGCTTTCCGATGAGCAAGACATACGTAGTTTCTATCCCGGAGCTTCAGAGGCACGGTCAATCCGCAGTTGAAGCCTTCATGGCTGCTGCGTATAACGATGGCATCATTGACAGGAAGCAGTACGATCGTCTTCAGAACAAGATCGTGATGGTTCAGACCGAAGATTCTTTCATCGAGAGGATTCGTAATCTGATCGGCTTTGCTAAGCCTGCAGACGACTTAGGATCAAATGTCGTGTGGATCGTATACACCAAAGATGAAAACTAAACCATTCTTTTTCTGCAGTCGCCGCTTCTTGACTTCAAATTTTGGGTTCATGATCCAGGGATATCGCCAGCAAGGCAATCCTTGGAATGATGCTCAGGACGTGAAGGGTATTCAGATTCATCTTGCGACTTTCCTCTTTGAGGTTCTGATCCATATCGGAATCGAGCATTCCCCCGCTGAGTGCAAATTCACTGAAAGTAACTGGCCGCCTTGAAACCTTGGGAAGCATATCAGATCTACAATGCTCTGAAGCTGCATTTTGAGTCTGATACATATGATGCGCTGAAGTACAACTACCGTACCTCGGCATCTCAGGCATCGTTCCTTAAAAGAAAGGACCGGTTCTTCTTTGCCAAGTTGGCCAAGAAGTATCCGGACCGACAGACTTTGATTGACTTCCTGGTTTCTAACTTCTCTACGAGAACGAAGGTCTGGGCAGGCAATCTTATCGACTCAGAGGCTGATGATACCTACGCAGAGTGGATCCGGAAACGTGATTCGTTCTCGTACTATTTCAGCGACCAGGTCGATTACCTGATGAACTACTGTCAGGAGAACCACCTAGGATTTGACGACCTGTTCGTCTCGTCCAACGGTGACCATCCTCTCATAGTTCGTCTTCACTCTGCAGGTACCATCTCGTTGGAGACCCTTGTGGTCTTTGATGAGCTTCTCGAGTTCATGAAGAGAAGCTCTGTCACAGAGACGATCTTCTGGCCAGAATTTGCGAAGACTCTGCAGAAATACCGGCCATTCTTTCGCCAGGTTGTGGACCTCAAAAAGTGCAAGCAAATTGCTCTTTCGAGATTTACAAGTGAACGAAAGTAGTTAGGATACAACCATACAACGCATACACAACATGTCATTCGAACAAATGAAGAAGAACCGGCAGGCAACGCTTTCGAGCATGCTTGCCCAGGCACAGAAGGCCTCAGGCGGCCCAGAGAAGAAGTCCTATGAGGACGATCGGTTCTGGCAGCCACAGGTCGACAAGGCCGGCAACGGTTACGCAGTCATTCGCTTTCTCCCGGCTGCTCAGGGAGAAGAGCTTCCGTGGATCCGCTATTGGGATCACGGTTTCAAGGGCCCGACGGGGCGCTGGTACATCGAGAACTCCCTGACGACCATTGGTCAGAAGGATCCGGTCTCTGACCTCAACTCAAAGCTCTGGAACACGGGCCGCGAAGAGGACAAGGAGATGGTACGTGCTCGTAAGCGCCGTCTTCACTACGTAGCTAACATTCTGATCATCTCTGATCCTGCCAATCCGGCAAACGATGGTCAGGTCAAGCTGTTCAAGTTCGGCAAGAAGATCTTTGACAAGGTCCTTGACGTCATGCAGCCTGCCTTCCAGGATGAGAAGCCGGTCAATCCGTTTGACTTCTGGGAGGGTGCTGACTTCAAGCTGAAGATCCGCAATGTCGAGGGATACCGCAACTACGACAAGTCCGAGTTCGCTTCTGCTGCACCGTTGTTTGGCGGTGACGACAAGAAGCTGGAGTCGGTCTATGCGAAGCTGCACTCCCTGCAGGAATTCCTAGATCCGAAGAACTTCAAGTCCTACGCTGAACTTGAGCGCAAGCTCAAGGAAGTTCTGGGTGAGGCAGGTCAGGTCCTGACGACAGCTGAGCAGACTGATCTGGATGAGAAGACTGAAGCACCGGCTCACCGTGCTGCTGCAGCTCTTCCGCCTCGCTCGGCTCCAGCCAAGCAGGACGACGGCGAAGATGAGGACACGCTGTCCTACTTTGCCAAGCTCGCCAAGGAAGACTAATCTGAACTGAAAGGTTCTTCATCGAGGGTGTACCAAATCGGTACACCCTTTTTAGTATCCAAATCTCATCATGAACACACCGGACGTTCTGTCAGGAATCTCGGATCCTGAGACTGCAGCTGTCTGGTTATTGTTGATGATGTTGGTTCGACTTGAGGCATCCACAACATTCGATCCGCCGGCGGCAAGTGCAGCTTCATCTCTTGCGGCTTGGGTCTGTGTTGACATTTCAGAGAGCTGCTGTCCATCTGCTCTCTGAGCATTAGGCACCATACGTTCTCTGAGAGCCAGTTCTTGTTTGAACTCCGGCAAAAATCCAGGAGTATACGTAGGTTCAGGCATTGCAGAAACAGCAGATGCAGGAGCTGCAGCAGGAGAAGCTCCAGATCCACCTCCAGAAGACTTTAGACCAAGCAGATCAAGTACCTTTTCCGTTATATTGAATCCTACGAGTTTTGCTACTCCATTCAGTGGGAACAACAAGGTTTTAACAATACCGGCGATCATCTGCAGAAACAATGTCTTGAAATCTACTTCTCCAGTGAACAAGCCTTTGATGGAGTCAAAAATCTGTGTGAAGCCTGAAAACAGGTCCATGAAATTGTCTTTGACATTTCCTACCAGATTGGTAATTCCATCAACAATCCATCCAAGTCCGACATCTAGAGCCTTATCAATGGATACTATGACCTTTGGTACTATTTCAGTGAAGAATTCCGGAATAGTGACTAGAACAAATTCGAAGAACTTTTCGAAAAGCAGTTTGCCTTGATTCACGAATTCTTTGAGAAAATCTTTGAAAGAGAAGGCATCTAACTCCTTCTCGAGTTCGGTGAATCCTAGCTTTCCAGCGATCCACGAGATAAGAGACTTTGGGATGTCTACGATCCAGCCGACAAGGCCGTTGACAAGCTCGATCATTCCAGCACTAAATTTGTCCACAAAGCTTCCCTCGGTCTCCGTGAATCCCTTGAAGAAGTCCCAGATTCCCATGATAATCGTGAGCGGTAGGGCAATCTTGCCCATGATCTTGCCAAATACTTCTCCAAGAGCACTAAATTTTGGAGCCAATGCCGAAAAGGTTTCTCCAAAACTTCCAAAAGCATTCTTTATGATCTTGAATATGCCTTCACTTTCGGCAGCTCCAGATCCAAACACGCCTTTGATTGAAGATACTATCTCCATGAAGGTAGTGCCAAGATTCTTGAACATCCCTCCAAGTTCTCCGATCCACTTAACTATCGGAGAATCCATTGCAATTCTCCAAAGAGCTTTGGCTTTGCTTCCGAGTCGTTCAAACATTTCTCCTAGTCCAGAGAAAAACTTTCCAAATGCAGATTCTTCAATAATCCTGAGCAGGGCCCTTCCTTTACTGATCATCCGCTCAAAAACTGCTGATACCTTATCGAAAAGCTTTCCGATCGGTCCGTCGGCGAGAATTCTCCAAAGAGCTTTTCCTTTGCTGACCAACCTTTCAAAAAACACGCTGATTGGTTCAGTGATAGTACGGAAAACTCCCTTGATCCCAGAAACGATTTTATCGAATCTTTCAGAGATTGCAGTTCCAATCTTTCGAACCTTTGCTAGCAAAGCATCCGAGAACATTACCTTGATCTCTTTTGCAATCTGACTTAGAAAGCCGCGAATCATCCCGGGAATAATGGCAAGGGCAGCTGCAGCAATTCCAGCAATTTTTCCGAACTTAGTACCCTTTGCGTCTTTGTCTGGGCCACCCTTGTCATGAATTTCGACCGTCGACTTTAGTCCATTCTTCTTAAGATCTTCTAAAGTATCTAGTAATTGGTTGAATAGACCAGTCGTTTCCTTTTTATTTTCTATATCCTGAAGGCGCATGCGTTCA